TGCCGTTCATTCATACCGTAGATGCAGACATGATTGCCTACCGTCAAGGCAAGACTCGTAAGGGATCTTATGCGGCATACATGAACGTAAGTCACCCTGACATTATCGAGTTCCTTAATATGCGTATCCCTACTGGTGATGTGCAACGTAAGGCATTGAACTTGCATAATGCAATCAACATCTCAGATGAGTTCATGGAAGCAGTTACTACTGGCGGCACGTTCGATCTAAGAGACCCTAAAGACCAGTCTGTTAAAGAGACTATCAATGCTCGTAAGTTATGGGAACGTATTCTTGAAACAAGATTCCGTACTGGCGAACCATATCTGAACTTTATAGATACTGCTAATAGGGCACTTCCTCAACCTCTGAAAGACCTTGGTCTGAAGATCCACGGAAGTAACTTGTGTAATGAAATACACTTACCTACCTCTGCGGAACGAACTGCCGTATGTTGTTTGTCATCATTAAATTTGGAATACTATGAAGATTGGAAAGATACATCTATTGTTAGGGATCTCGTCCGTATGTTGGATAATGTCCTTCAGTACTTTACCGAGAATGCACCAGACTCTATCAGTCGTGCAAGATTCTCTGCCGAACGAGAACGTTCAATCGGATTGGGAGCAATGGGGTTCCATTCACTTCTCCAAAAGCATGGAGTTGCATGGGAATCCGAAACTGCCAGAGAGATCAACAAAGTTGTCTTCGAGAGGATCCAGTCCGAAGCAATTGCCGAAACTGAATTGCTTGCGACTGAACGAGGAGAATACCTTGATGGAGTTGGTTCTGGAAGACGGAACAGTCATCTCCTTGCCATCGCACCAAATGCTTCCAGTGGAGTTATCCTGTCAACCAGTCCCTCTATTGAACCAACCAAGGCGAATGCATATACCCACCGTACTCGCGCAGGGTCGTTCCTCGTAAAGAACCCATACCTAACTCAGTTGTTAGAAGATAAGGGTGAGAACAACGAGTCCAACTGGACAAGCATTATCACCAACAAAGGATCGGTACAACATTTGCCATTCCTTAACGAAGGTGAGAAGTCTATATATAAGACTGCCCAAGAGTTAGATCAGAAGTGGGTAGTGACACACGCGGCAGACCGTCAACCGTTTATATGTCAGGGTCAGTCGGTCAACGTATTCTTCCCTAGTGGTGCTGATAAGTCCTATGTGAATCAGGTACATATCAAAGCATGGAAGGAAGGATTAAAAGGATTATACTATCTCCGTACCGAAGCAAAGCAACGTGCAGAGAATGTATCCGAGAAAGTAGAACGTGTAGTTATGCAGGAAGATACTAGATCATTGGTCTATACTAAAGCAAACTGTCCGTACTGCGCACTGGCAATGGAAGAGTTGAAGTTACGCGGAATACCATTTGATAAGATTGATCTTAAAGAAGTAGGTAAGACAGCGGCAGAAGTTACTGGTCGCAAAGACGTAAAGACTGTACCACAGATATACATTGCAGGTAAGTATGTCGGTGGATACGAAGACTTAATGGAATATTTAAACAAACCAATAGAGACAAGCGAAGACGATGAATGTCGCGCTTGCGAAGGATAATCAAATGGCACTACTAGACTTTAGTCAAACATATAAACCTTTCCTGTACCCTTGGGCAGTAGAGTTAACAAAGAAGCACGAAGAGATTCACTGGACAGAGGATGAGGCAGATTTATCTGAAGACATCCAAGATTGGAAACTTAAACTTAGCGAAGGTGAGAAGGAATTCATTACTCAGGTACTACGATTGTTCACACAGTCGGACGTACAGGTTGGTGAGAACTACCACGAGTTGATGATCCCTAAGTTCAAGAACAACGAGATACGCAATATGCTATCATCGTTTGCTAACCGTGAGGGCGTACACCAACGTGCGTATGCTCTACTGAATGATACCCTTGGTCTACCAGACGAAGAGCATTCGGCATTCATGGAATACACAGAGATGGCAGACAAGATTGACTTTATGAAAGAGGGTGACATTCACTCTCATACAGGACTGGCACTAGTACTCGCACAGTCTGTATTCAATGAAGGTATGTCTCTGTTCGCATCATTTGTTATGCTACTGAACTTCCAACGTTTCGGTAAGATGAAAGGTATGGGTACTATTGTTGAGTGGTCTATCCGTGATGAGACAATGCACGTCCAAGGCAATGCTAAGTTATACCGTGAGTTCTGCGAAGAGCATCCTCGTATCATCAATGACGAGTTGAAGTCTAAGATCTACGAGATGGCAAAGAATGCTGTTAAGTTAGAAGATCGATTCATTCACCTTGCGTATAAGTCTGGAGAGATTGAAGGACTATCCGAAGCAGATGTTAAGCAATACATTCGACACATTGCTGATCGTAGACTACTACAACTTGGCATGAAACCTAAGTTTGGTGTGAAGGACAATCCATTACCGTGGTTGGACTGGGTACTGAATGGCGCGTCACACGATAACTTCTTTGAGAAACGAGTTACTGAATACTCTGTAAATGGTATGGAAGGTGACTGGGGATGGGCAGAAGAAGTCTGTGCAATTGGCGACAAAGGATGTGCCGCATGATCCTTTACGAAATAGAATGTCCTGTATGCGACATTAAAACTACCGTAGCAGTACACTACGAAGAAGATCGTCCTGCGTGTTGTCCTATGTGTGGACAAGATGACATCGACGCAGATTCCAGTGATGCAGATATTATATATAATGCATGACATGGAAATTATTTAACGAAGTATACAACCCCGATGAAGACGTACTCAAAGAGTACGTTGGATTCGTGTATCTGATTACCGAACTAGATACGAACAAGAAATATGTGGGCAAGAAGTTCTTCTGGTCTACTCGAAAACTACCCCCTCTTAAAGGTGCCAAGCGAAAGCGAACAGTCGTTAAACAATCTGATTGGCAGGACTACTACGGTTCGTCCGAACACCTGAAGGAAGCAGTAGAACAAAAAGGTGTCGAAGCATACCACCGAGAGATCCTACATCTCTGCAAGACCAAAGGCGAATGCTCCTACCTAGAAGCAAAGGAACAGTTTGATCGTGATGTACTATTACGAGATGACTACTACAACGCATTCATTGGTTGTAAGATCCACGCCAAACATCTCCCCAAGTCTCTCCAACCTTTCATAGAGAGACCACCTAGTAGTACTTGGAAACGAGAACTTTTTCCTTAATGTTACCCTAACATTATAAATACATTAAACCCAATACGAAAGTATAACCGCAATGCCTATAATTCTTATCGCTATGTTATTAGTTGTTTTATCAAGTGGGTGTACCACTAACACCTACAGTACTTGGTCAGAGAGCGAACAGAACAAATACAAATACTTTCTAAGTTTGCAAGCATTGGACTCGTTGCAAACTTATAAAGGATTAAAGTGTACCAGTGATAAGACTCTTACCGAGTGTCTAGAGGAACAAAATCCTCTGTATGGGAAGAATCCCTCCCTCGAAAGAATTGTAGGGATTAAACTATTGTCGAATCTGTTAATATATGCCGCACTTACTAACGAATCAGACTTAATGTCTCGTAATAATACCCTTAATATTATGAATACTGGGATTACGTTAGTAGTGATTAATAACCAGATCGTAATTAATAGGGCGTTTTAATGACCAAATAGTCTAAAGGAGTCACCGAAAGTACTTGCTTTAATTACAATAGTATAGTATAATAGGTACTTAATTAATTGAGAAAGAAATAAAATATGAGTCTATACGAACTATCCGATACCAACTTTGATAACTACCAAAACTACATTCTAGACAATGCTGATCAATCTGAGGTCACCATCTGTAATGGAGATACACTCTTGGAGGCGGCAGAAGATTCGTACCTCCTAGAAGAGTTCCTTCAATCCTCCTCGTTTGTGACCGAATAGTTTGAATGAGTCACCGAAAGTACTTGCTTTAATTACAATACTAGGGTATAATACTTGTATTGAATTGATTGAGAGAAATAAATTATGAAGAACTTACCTACTGTCTGCGGTTACTTAGGAGCGATCCTAATGGCAATC